TGACTGCGGATCCGTTCCCGGATGCCGCCATACAGTCCACGGTACGCTACAAGGCCGGTGACCTGTTCACAGGCAACAGCGCTGACATGGCCGCGTTCCTTCAGGGCGCTTTGAATCGTTGGGTGCAGTATTCGGGACGCGAGACAGTCGCTCGCAACGTTCGTTATGATCCGAGCAAGCCACGCTTCGCGCGAATTCCAACAGGTGCGAAGACGTGCGTGTTCTGCGGGATGCTCGCATCGCGCGGCTTCGTGTATTACACGGAGCGTTCGGCCGGCGGCGACTTCAACCGATTCCATTCGGCATGCGACTGTCAGGTGGTAGGTGAGTGGGATAAAGACACACACCACATCGAGGGCTACGATCCCGACACCATGTATGACAAATACCTTCGTGCGCGTGATGCAGCAGAAACCGAGTCGGGCGGGCAGACGCCGAGTACGAGCGACATTCTCGCGAACATGCGTCGCATGTATCCGAACGATTTCACGGATGGCGTGCATCCGAAAGGCTGATTTTCAGAATTTACGCGGCTTTGTTTCGCGGCGGTGGCCTCAACCGTTTTGGGGTGACATTCATATTAAGGATGGAGGTTTCGGCATGCCTGAAAACGCCGAAGACACCGTTGGAACCACGGTGGAACAGCATGACGAGGACAAACAGCCAGAGGTGGAGCGTAGTTTCTCCCAGGATGAGGTGAACAAGCTCATCGAGAAGCGACTCTACCGTGAGCGTGGCAAGTTCTCGGATTATGACGAACTCAAGGAGAAGGCTTCGAAGGCCGAAAGCGTCGAAACGGATTTGCAGACGGCATTGAAGCGTGCCGAAGAAGCCGAATCGAAGCTCAAGGGTTTCGAGACTGCCAAGCAGCTTTCCGAATGGAAGACGCAGGTGTCTAAAGACACGGGTGTTCCTGCTGAAGTTCTTGAAGGCTCGACATTGGAGGAGATTCAGGCACACGCCGAACGAATTCAGGCCAATGCCGACAAAATTCATCCAATTGGGCTGAAGATTCCCGGTATCGGTGACCAGCCCGAACATCATCGTCCTCTTGGCAAAGGGGCCGATTTCATCGAATCGCTCAACAGGCTCGGCTTCTAGGCCGGGCTTTCTTTTTAAGGAGAAACAATTATGGCCGTTACAGAGCCAATTGATATCAGCCGGAAGACGACCGGCATTGATCTGACGCCAGAGACTCAGGCACAGATCTGGCAGGACGTGGCATACCAGTCCGCGCTCCTGCAACTCGTACCCAACATCGCGCTTCCCGGTGCGGGATTGCGTATCCCGATCATCGAGGGCGACCTTGAGGCCGACTGGGTTGCTGAAACCGCGGTGAAGCCTAAGTCCAAGGTCACGTTCGACAAGAAGGACATGGCCGGTTATACGGTTGCCGTGATCATCCCGTTCTCGAACCAGTTCCGCCGCGACAAGCAGTCTCTCTACAATGCTGTCGTAGCGCGCGCGCCGGGTGCCATCGCCAAGAAGATCGACCGCACCGTGCTTGGCGCGGACACGAAGCCCGGCGACCTGTTCGACCAGCTCACCGACGCGCCGAAGATCGCTCTTGGCAGCCAGGTGTGGAAGAAGCTGAACGCCGCCGACGATTCCGTGACCGACAACGATGGCGAGATCACCGGTTGGGCGCTGTCCCCGCATGGGCGCTCCATCCTGCGCCAGTCCACTGACAATAACGGTCGTCCGCTGTTCCTCAACGGAACTACCGGTGCCGATGTGAGCACCATCCTCGGCAACCCGGTCTATGTGTCCAAGGGCGCTGGAATCCCCGGCAAGGATGCAGACGGTACCAATCCGGCAGTCCCGGAGGTCGTCGGCATCGCGGGTGAGTTCACTTCGGCTACGTTCGGCACCGTCGAAGGCTTGAGCATGAGCATTAGCGATCAGTCCACGATCACCTTGGATGGCGAGCCGGTGAATTTGTGGGAACGCAATATGTTTGCGGTTCGTGTCGAGCTTGAGATCGGTTTCCGTCTGCGCGACGTGAACCGTTTCGTCCTGCTCACGGTCTGAAAGGTGATATGAAATGGCATATCAACTCCATCCAATCAAGGCTGCAGACGCGCTTGCCAACCCGTTGCAGGCCACGACGGACACTGTGTTCATAGGCGATGACGGCAACCCCATTGATGTCGGCGTTAAGCAGCTCGCCAACATGGCGGCCATCGCCACCGACGCGGACGCCGCCACCATCGTCACTGCGGTCAACGCGCTGCTGGCGGACATGAAGGCCAAGAACATCATGGTCGGCGACTAAGAGTAGGAGGCGACCATGGCCGATGCGATCACTCCTCAGCCCACTTTCGCGACTGTCGACGATCTGCAGGCTCGTTGGCATGCGCTGACGGAATCCGAGAAGACACAGGCTGAAGTTCTGTTGTCTGATGCTTCGGACAAGATCATCACGGTATGTCCTCGATATGAGAATCTGCGCCCACTGACCTTGACGCGTATAACCTGCGCCATGGTTCAACGAGCGATGAGCATATCGGATGACGTTCTCAGTGGTGCCACGCAGCATTCGGAGACCACCGGCCCTATGACGGACTCCTGGTCGTATTCGAACCCTGACGGTGCCCTGTATCTCAAGAAACAGGAGCTGCATGACCTCGGTGTAGGCGTGCAGAAGGCATTCTCCATAGATATGACATGCGGTGCATCATCATGAAATTGGATGAGTTACCGATGCTTGTTGTTGTCGGCGAGACCTTATCGGATGCTAGCTGTTGGGCGAAAGAGAATCATCCGAAAGCACTGATAGCGTCTTTCCGTAGCCTTGGCCGTCTACGCGGACTATCCACTGACATGATCTTCATCACACCCAAAGCCGCGCGTTCGAAACATATAGACAATCGGCGTGTGATGGAGAATATGCATGCCTCGATAATGGCACGCAAAGGGCAGATTATCGAGGTGGCGTCATGAAGGGCGAGCAGATCGATGTGTATCGCGCCGTGAACAGTGTGGATGCTGATGGCGAGCCGATCCAAGGTGCCATCTCCCTGTGGAAGTCATTCCAGGCTGTGGTGGCACCGGTCACGCTGAGCGATACCCCGGACACGTCATCCCTTGGCGTCATCAGGGGATACACGGTGTACATCCGCAGCACCGAGCCCACGGGGATTCTCGACAGCGATCTCATAGGTGTCCGCGGGCATAGGCTGCCGGTGGATGGCATCGTCGGCGAATGGCGCAGCCTGCGCGGTGTATACAAGGGCGACCAGTTGAGTGTGCGAGTGAAGGCGGCGTGACATGTCCAATCGTGCGAGATTCGTCATCAACCGTGCCGCGTTCCGCGAGCAAGTGTTGAAGAGCCCGGAACTGCAACGGCAGATACAATCCGCTTGCGAGGACGCGGCTGGCAAGGGCGTTGATGTGGATGCCAGGGATGGTGTGAACCGTTCCGGTGCCGTCATGAGCTGCCCCGAACGCGACGAGACGAAGCATGGTCTGCTGACTCAGGCAACGGGGAGGCTGCGATTATGAGACGCCCACCGGTCAGACCCATCCGCGCCGAATCGTTTCTGCTCCCCGACCTGAAGAAGACATTCCCCGACGTAGTGTTCTCCACGGTGCGATCATCCACGAACCCCCCGTACAGGGAGTGCGTGCTGGTGGCTGAACCCGGCCAGTTGGTCACGCCGATCACCCAGTATGTGACGTTGCGTTTGTCTGTGTATGTGGTGTCGGAGAGTGGCGCGGCTGATTGGAAGGTTGCGCAGGAGCTCGCCGCTGATATCGAATCCCATATCCTCTCGACCGATTACGCGAAGGTGATCGACTCCGAGCATTCCAGCGGCCCCATGAGGGCGTTGGATGACGAGTCGAAGATCCTGTTCGCTTATTCACTTGTGCTGTTGAACGTGCTGGTTCGATAGCTGTTTCACGCGCGCCGCCACGCGCCTTTCATTGTTCCCATTACCTACTGGAAGGCAGGTGGCCGTATGGCCGAAGACAATTACGCGCAAACCGCGAACGAAGCGAAGTACATTTCGCTCATCAAACAATATGAGCTGTTCCTCATCCCCTACGACGAGACGGGATTCACCGAACCTGCCGGTTTAGACTGGGTCGTTCCTGTCGGTTTGGCACCACTGGGGTATTCATCGGAGGATGGTTCAACACTCCATCCCGAGCCTGGCGACGATACCGAGATCACCGCGCATAACGGAGACATCGTGTACTCCGAGTCAGCACCAGGTTTCTGGACGTTCCAGTTCCCTGGCATCGAACTGAACAAACGCAGTGTCACCGCGTACTTCGACACGGATGTGAGCGCCACGGACGGTTCCATCACCGTAACCAAGGCATCAACATCGAAGAACTGGCGTGCGGTGGTTCGCGCGATCG